AATGGCTATTCGGTACCCAAAAGTGGGGGTATATGTTTTTAGTCGGGCGGCACTACATATAGTCAGAAAATTTTAAGTCTTTCACAGCAAAACATTTCAACTCACCCACACCTTTCGCACACTATAAATGAATCGCAGTCAATGGAGTTCATTCGCCATCGCACACCTAACGTGCAAACTTTAAATGACTTCCATTCTATAAGGATAAAACAGTCAGAACCGTGCTGTGTAATTACTTCACAAGTATCCGCACAGCATTTGATAAGACTAGATATAGTCGCCACCATACTCTCTTAAAGCCATTCGGCTCACACCTTCGGTGCGGCTAGTACGATGCTTTCGTACTGTTCGTTTGAACGTGTTGTTAAATCCCAAATCTAATGTTAATTTAAAACAATGGCAATGTTGAAAGAAGACAAAAAATATTCCGAACGTGTTGGTAGTCTAGTTGTAAGTGTTGAACACAGCAGTTTACTTCCACATCACATATTAAAGTATCATAAACGTGCGATGGATTATTTGGCAAACTTCTGTGCAAATTACAGATTTAAACACAATGCAGTAGATGGTATTCCAACAGTACGTTATCCAACGTATGAAGGAACACGTTGTATGATACGTAAGATTAAACGTGTTAAAGGATTGAATGACGATTTACCTTATGCAAGTGCATACTTTCAAATAGTAATAAATGACAGTGTGTTAGCCAGCAGTTTCTTGTCTATGTCCAGCAGTTACAAGAAGTTATCACCATTTAAAAAAAAGATGATTAAAACACAGAAACTGATTGAACAGAAAGTGTTAGAGAAGTCTAAAACATTTAATGCAATAACAAACACTACAATATTATCAAATGGTAATGAATTATGTTTAACTGTACTATTTCACAAAGCCACACGTAAATCTAAATATCCAACAGTTACAATAATAGATGAAAGTAAGTTATGGGCACAACTGTTAGAGTACAAAGAAACGTTAGAACACAATCAAGTCAAACAAAAAAGTGGTAAAATAGATAGATATAAGAATATTAAATTTGTGTGGGTAGACACACCTAAACATTATCTCAAACGTTTTTATAACAACGTTATAATTGACACACGTGTTGAATGGGTAAGAAAGTATAAATCAAGTGCAAAGTATTCAAACGGTTATCCTCGTTAATCAGCATTGATGTTTGCTTGTTTGTTCCAATAGTAATCTAAAGCCAAATAATGATATACAGTTTTTTCAACACTAGGTATTTTCCTTTTTTGATACTGTATTAAACTTCTTTCTACTTTTGTTTCGCCAAACCATTTTGCTAGCTTCACACTGTTATCTGTTGAAAAACTTTGTTTACTGCTAATTCTGTATATTTTAGTCCTTTTATCATTACGCAGTGGAATTATTGTTGCTCTTATTGGATTTGCTTTTAACCATTGCTTGTACAGTTTTAATTGTTCATTGAACTTTGTTTTATCAAACACAAAGCCATACTTTAAAAATAGGAATAGTTTTGATTTAATCCAAGTTTTTATTTGCACAGTGCGGTACAAATAGCATATTTTTTAATCTGCTAACATCAAATAACAAAACTCTGTGTTACTGATTGCATATGGTTTGATTCTGCTTTTGATGTATTCTATCCTAATCAGCTTGCTTGCGTTCTGCCATTCAATCCCCATTACTTTAACGAAGTCTACATTAGTAAATGTTAATGTTTTGGCAGTGCTATCCGACAGATTGTATTCAACACAAATTTGCATACAAATATTTAATATGTGTGGAAGCTGTCAGAAATAAATTTCACTCCCACACACATATTAGACTGTGCTTTAATGTAGATAAGTTCTTATAAGTACCGCCATCTGTAAGGAGCAGTGTCTAATTATTGTTGCGAACGTTCAAGTTGTTCGTAAAGATTGTAGAGTTTGGCTCTGTGTGCTTCACCAACTAAATCACCAGCTGGCATTTTCATTTTAGCATCATCACGCATTGTGTTGATTTGCTCTCGTAAACTAACCATACTTGGACCAGATGTTGTTGCTGACACTATTGGATTTTGTACGTTGTTAGCCATTAGTTTTTGTAAGAATTCAATTCCTTCTGCTGTGTCAACCAATGGATGTTCTAACATTCTACGTGGTAATGTTTCAGCATAGTTTTTTACTGCTTCAATGTTTTTTCCGTAGCTATCACCCCAAGTTTTTTGCAACACACCTTGTTCGTCTTGTAAGTTTGTACGTGGTGCATTTTGAAACTGTTCTGTAAGTTTGTTTACTTGGTCAGCATACAATGCCATAACTTCTTTTGCTTGTTGGTCATTTAGTTTTGCGTGTTGGAAAGCAGTTGTAACTTCTTTCCGCAAGTCGTCGTCAATGTCTGCAAGTCCGAAATCTTGTGTGTATGAAAAGTCATAGTCAGTAGGTACTTTTGGAGTTTTATCAGCTAAAGTTTTTTCAAGCTCTGTGTAACTTTTTGCTAAATCTTCGGCAGTTTTAAATTTTTCTGGTAGCCACGTTGGACGTTCTGTTTCGTCAACTGTTTCTGTAACTGGTTCAGCTTCTTGTGTTGGTGTTTCTGTTGCATTAAGCAGACTTGTGTTTGTTGGTGTTTCAGTAACTGTTGGTGTTGTTTCTACTACATTCGTTTCTGTTAGGTTTTCATTACTCATTTGATGTTATCCTTTTCGATGGTTGCGTTACGTAACAGCATCATATTACGAATTCTTTTTAACAAGTGTTGTTGTGCAACGATGTAGACGGCAGAGTGGGGGTTTGGTGAATCAGCTGAAAGTCTAGTTGTGTTTGCTATCCTATCTAAATCAGTCAAAACTTGTTTTCCACTATCGGATTCGAATACACGTTTATAATGCTCTTGTAGTTCCTTTGTGTTCATTTTATTTTTCGTTTCTGTTATTATAATTATAAAGTATTTAACTTCGGTAACTCGACTCTAAAAGTACAAATTGGTAATCTAAATTATTGTTGAGGTTCATCAGTTGGTTTTTGTGTTTGAAGGAATTGTTGAGCTACTTGTTGCAACTGTTGTTGTTGTTGTATCTGCTCTTTCATTTCTTCTACTTCTGCATCACTACGTAGAACTTCTGGTGACATATCGCCATCTCTTAAAATCTTACGTGCAAGTTTTGTTAAATCAACACTCATAGTTGCTTCTTCACCTAACTGTGTAATCACTTGTAACACTTGCATATCTCGTGTTATCTCACTCAACGCAATGCCACGTTTTACTGCTGAATTAACCACAATTTCAAATGCATTTTTGTCTGTAACAAATTCTGGTATTAATCCTTTAATCTGCAAACGTTTAACTACGTTTGAAATTACTGGACGTAAAAATTCTTGTTCTAATCTTAATCCGTACGTACCAAGTCTTCTATAAAATTCACTCTGTCTAATTTGAATTTCTGTTGCAGTCATTGAAGGTGATTTTTCTGGTGGAAGTATAACATCGTTAAACATCATTCTTCTAATTTGCATTCTGTGGTCTTGTATAGTTGCATCTGTAATTTGGAAGTTACCAGCAAATGGAATAGGAGTTAGTGGTTGGTCAACAGTAACAACATCGCCAGCTTTCAATTTTACGTTTGCAAAGTTAATTGCTGTTTCTGAATTAACTTGCCACGCACCTAAACTTGCATAACTTGCGGCTTGCAACATTAACATCTGACATTCATTAATTGTTCTAATGTAAGGCAGTGCCATTCTAACTGGACTTTCACCCCAAACTTCACCAATAGTTCTGCCAAATCTAAAAACAACAAACATCTGTGTTGCCATCTTTTTTGTGTAGATAGGTTCTAAACTTTTACCTACCATAACTGTATATGTGTATTCTTTTTCTCCAGTCAATCGCATACAGCTTTCTGTAACGTCAATTTGTGCTTGCGGAGATTTCATTGCTTGTTCTTTTATTTCTTCTGATAAATTTTTGTAGTTTTCAAATAGATATTGTGCAGTGCATTGATGCTGTCTAAAAACTGTATCTAGTTCGCCTTTGTAATTATCTAAAAAATAAAGTTGATGTGTTGGTATACCAATAAATTCTATTTCTGTTTCTGTTTCATACAATCCAATAGCACCACAACCACTAATAATAGCATCTGTTAATGCTTCACTAGCACTTATGTAAAAATTACTATCTCTAATTGTTTTAAAAACTGTTCTGTTTGCTTTGTCTAAAAGTCTTTTAATATCACTTGCAACTTCTTCTTTAACATCTTCTCTTACACTTAACGTTGCCCATTGTTGATTTTGAGGGATTAATAAATTTAAAATTGTTGATACTAAATTTTGAACACTGTCTGGTGCAGTTGAATCATAAATTTTAGTTCTATCAGTAGTGCTCTCTCTGTTTCGCCAAATATCTCTGTTTGGACGTGTGTATTTGTATGCTTCTGAAATTTCATCTTCGTGTCGTTCACGTGCGGCTTTCGCCAGCTTGTAAGTCTGTCTGATAATGTCTGTTGTCATTTTAGTTTGCTAGCTGATTTAGATTTGTGCCTAATGGTTTTAATCCACTGTAAGAACTATTAACTGACTTATCTAAAATTCCTAAACTTCCGTCACCGCCAGTTCTTCTAATTAAACTTGCTCTGCCACGTCTTTTTCTTTGTTGTCTTCGTGCTTCAGCTGCGGCTACTTTCATTTCAGCATTTCTTTCATCTAATGCTTTTGTTTCTTGTGCTTTGATAGCATCTTCTTGTGCCGCCATTTGTGCACTCATATCTGGCATTTTTGGTGATGGTAAACACATATTAATATCCCCCAACTGTTACGTTGTATTCTGTCATTGGTAACAATAAACTTTGTCTAGTACCTAATGGATTTTTTGATGCAATACCTAATGGGTTTTTGCTTTTAATTAAAACACCTCTACCTCTTTGTGAAGGCGAACTTGTTCTTAAAGTTTTTCCTATACGTCTAACTTTTTTACTTTCAGTCACTGCTGTTGGTGCTGGTGTTGGTGCTGGTGGTGGACTATAACTTGGACGACTTGGTGCACACATAAAAAAATTCTCCTTTGTTTAAAAATCTCTTTCGCACGTGCGTGTGCATATACAAAAAAAATCTTATAAATAATCTTGTTACAAATTAAAATTATTTAGCCAAAACACCTTCGTTATCAGCTATATCCTTTACTGATAGAAAAATTACGTAGATTTTGGACAAGAGGATTGTGGATTTTTGCGAGCTTAGATATATCTAATTGCAATTCTGGTAAATGACTTATTGCTTCTGATGTAGCATCAATGCAGTCATCTTTTTTATTTGCACGTGGAAATGCACTCAACTCATCTAAAAAAGGTGTTCCGTTTTTAACTCTTTCGTGTACATAAAGTCTTCCAATTTTAATAACTGGTTCTAAAGTTTGTGCAATAAATTTTAATTTGTTCTCACTTCTAAACTTTGCAATAACATTTATTCCTAATTTAAGTTCACGTGCAACACGTCTTAATTCACTTGCTAGTGTAGCACTAAAGTTTTCTTCAACATAAACGTGTGAGATTTTGTGTTTTGCACAAGTCGCAATAACTTCCTTACATTGTTTTTCAAAACTTCTGTCTTCACCAACTGCTGATAAAACTCTTATATCGTGTACATACACATTATTGTTGTCGTCTTTTGCACAAACACTTAATACAGAATTATCTCTACCTTTTAATCCAGTTGCAACGTCCCAAGCCGCACACAAACGTGTAATTTTCATATTATTCAATTTACATTCAGTCAAGTAGTCACCAAAAGGTTGAGAAAGATGATTCCAATTAAATTCATCTTTGTAATAATTAATTTTTTCTAACTGTACCAATGGTTGATATGTAGACATTGGAACAAGCATATACTGTGAATTAAAATCACCTTCTGTTGTTTCGTTACGTTGTTGTTCTAACCATTTTTCAGTAAACATACCTTGTGGGTGATTTTGCCAAGCTAGGTAATCTTCTTTTTCTGTTGTTGAATCTGGCAGATGTTTTTGTCGTGTTCTTACAACTGGTATTTTTTTTGCTTCGTAGCCAACGTCTTCTAAATGATTGTATATTGTGTCTTCTGTGTGTGGTGTTCCAACACACAAGATGTTATTAGATAATTTTCCAAATTCACTTACACGTTCTTTTATCTTTTGACGTTGACTATCATTGATACAGTTATCTGATGTTTCAATATCATCAGCAATAACCATATCGGAGTGAAAACCAGTAAAACTAGCACCTAAACTTGATACTGTAACAGAAGGGTTTAACTGCATTATTTCTCTATCAACAGTAAATGTTTCGGACTTCCAAGTGTACAAATCACTCTTTAAGTGTTGTAACAATGGGTGTGACTCAATCATTGAACGTATGAATAAACTGTTACGTAATGCCAAGTTTCGTTTTGCCGAAATCAATAAACAAGTCCAGTTTGGATTTTTCAACAAGTTCCAACAAACATATGCACCAATAATATAACTTTTACCGCCGTGTCTAAACATTTGTAAAATACGTCTATTGTCCTCATTGGTTCTTTCTAACCAATCGCAAACTTCAACGTGGAAGGGTGGGGTTGTTTGTTGAGAAATTATATTCTGCGTGTCTAAAAATAGACGGAATGGAATAGTCATTGAATTTCTATTTTAAACTTGTGAAATTCTTTTTTGTGCCAATGAAATTAGTTTATCAGCTTCTGTTTTTTCTTCTTGTGAGTTTTCGCCAGTTGGATGTAGTGCACCACTTTTAGATTGTGCCAAATATTTTAACATCTGCAATTTACTTCTTTTTGCATTGTCTAAAAATGTTGTTTTTTTTATGTAGTCTTTGTCATCTTTCGGTGGGTAAGGTGTTTCAAATAAATCGTGTGCTTGTTCTATTTCGTTATCC